TTCCTGGGAGAAGCCAGCCGCGAACAACTCGCCGGCCGCTTTGATCTCGCGGGTGCCGCAAAGCCGGCGAATCTTGTGGTCGATGATCTTGCCCCGAATGGCGTGCAACTGGGAAAGCAAGGGCCGATCCGGGCAAAGCGAAGCCTCTAGATTGGTGTCGTAGCCGATGAAAAACTTTGCCAGTGCGAAGCGGGACAGGAAAGCCGCGTCAAGCTGCGTGCGGCCGACGTACTGAGCATCCGCGCCGGTTCCCCAAGTGTTGGCGGCGCAGATGATGACGGTATCGGCGTGCCGGTGGATGATGCGGCGGGCCGGGTCATGGTGGCGCGGGATGAAAAGCTTTCCGTTCTCCAGGGCCGCGTTTAGGATCAAGAGGATTGCGGGGTCGGCCGCGTCGATCTCGTCAAGCAGGTAGACGCCGCCATTCTCGTAGAAGTCCACAAACGCGGGTTCCTTCCAGTGGCCGGAAACGTCAACGCCGCCAATGAGAGCGCCGGACGTGATATCCGGCCCGAAGGACTGAGCGCCGAACCGGCGGCCTAGGGCCGTTGCGATCTGCTCGGCAAGTGTGGTCTTGCCCGAGCCGGCCGGGCCGGACTGCCAGACGTTCACGCGCCCGGCCGCAATGCGGCGGATGATCTCGGCCAACTCCGGGCGTGCGCCCTTGATAACAGGTCCGGCCGGCGCGGTGCCGACCTGGAATTGCAGGGTCTTCGGCGTTGCGTCGATCAGGTCGGAAACAGTCTTCGCCAGTGAAGACAAACCAGACTTGAGCGTTCCGGCTTGCTCGGCGGTCCGTGCGTCCAGGTCCGCTAGCTGCTTGCGGATGTTCGCAAGGTCTTTCGACTGCGCGTTTCCCGTACTGGTCAAGTCCATAAGCGCGGCCGCGAGCCGGCCGGCGGCATCGGTCGGAACCGGCGCAGGACTCGGGACAACTTCGGCCGGCAGGTCATCCGCCGGCGCGTCCTTTGTCGGCTCGTTGTCGGATTCCGACACGGGCGCGGCGTCTTCTCGCTTCACAAATCGCCCGTTTGCTCGCGGGCGGGAACCGGGATCGGCATAGCCGAGCCCGTCCTGAGTGTGTCCGGTTCTGAGCCGGAAGGTTGGTCCACTTGCCATTTGCGTATCCCTTCAAGGTGTCCGGGTGTCGGCCCGGGACCGGGCGGAAAGCCCGGCCAAACCCGCCTGATTGGTTCCCCAAACAGGCGAGACAGGTTGCGCGATCAGGGCTTGAAATAGGCATTGACGCCGACGACGACTTCGCAAGGCTTGCCGCCGTACTCGATGCGCTGTCCGCTCGCGCGGTTGCCGTTTGTGCTGGCAATGACCATCGTTTTCCCGCTCGTGCTCGGCTTGGGGTCTTCAATCGGCAGCGTGATGGTGATCGTGCGGGACTTCTCGTCAATCGAAACCTTCATGGCTGATCCCTTCAAGTTGCGGCGGTTCGCGCCACGTGTCGGAGACAGGTCGGGGCATCGACCCCGACCAAACCCGCCCGATTGGTGTCCCAAACGGGCGAGAAAGACGGTTCAAGCCGCGGCGGTTTCGGTGTCGGATTCCGACAACGCAGCGCCGGACCAAATCAGTTGCAGCGCGGCCCGCATGTTGTTTTTCGTCCGTTGCACAAGCTTGACGAACCAGTCATCGGGCCGGCCGCCGTCCAGTTGCTCGGCTCGGGCGATGGTGGCGAGCCGAGCGCCGAAGGCTTTGGCGAGTCCCTGGTTTGTGAGAGTGACCCGGACGCAACGGGAATAGAACGGGCCTTCATCGGTGCCAAACAAGCCGGATTCCGGCTTGCGAGTAGTGGTAAAGACCAGGACCACGTTTCGGGGCATCCGATCCATGAACGCAAGCAGGAAGTCAACCGCGCCGGGACTAATCGCATGCGATTCGTTCACGATGAAAACCCGGAAAGGCCTGGTCCCCATAGTGCAATACTGGCACGATTCGGCCATTTCCCGGCACCAGGCCTTATCGACGTTCGCGCCCGGTACTTCCTGGACGTTCATCGGATCGGCAAGCGTCGATGCAATGAGCCGGGCAAGGCTGGTCTTCCCGGTGCCGGAGTTGTTGTCGCCGGCGCAGTCGATCCAGAACGCGCCCCGGTCGAATCCGGGCCGGTCGATGATGCGGCGGACCAGGCTAACGGCGCGGTCCTGTCCGACGTACTCGGCCCAAGTCTTCGGGGCGTGCGTGTCAAACAACATGAGCGCCCCCTTTGGTAATCCCGTCCATTTGGACCCCTTCCCTTATTCCGCCAGGACCGGCCTACACCGGCCGGTCCGGGCTCTGCACTCTTGTCGGAGAGTGACCAGAGATTACCACCATCGGTTACCGAGTCAAGTAAATGTCACAAACATTCCCAAACAAAATTTAGACTTCACCAGTCCAGGACTGTCCCAGTCCTGTCCGGTTCAGTCCTTGACTGTTCTGTCCCTTCCAGTCCTGTCCTTGGCCGTCCCGGCCCGGTCCCGGCTCTCCCTCTCCCGGTCCCGGTGCTGCATCTGTCCCCGTCCCAGTCCTGTCCTGTCTCTCCACCTACCCAAGGATCGGTCTGGTTTGATGCTGGTTTGGTCCGGGTTTCAACCCGGTTTCGGCACCGTCGAAAAAAGCAGGTCCACAACCAGGACACGAGCCGGCGCACAAAGGAGAAGGGTCGAAGTCCTCGCGCGTGTCGGCGAAGTTTCACCCGGCTTTCGCTGGCCTTTGCAGCACGTTCCGGCCCGGTGTCGGAATCAGACATGAGCCGACACAGACGCAGACACAAACAGCACGCAAGTTCTTACTAGACATGGACTTGACTTCGGCTAGGCGAGCTGGCATCGTGCCTCTGCACACGCCCGCCCGCGCGCCCGCGCATGGCGAGGCCCCTATGGGGGGAGGGTCGGGTGGGGGGTTCGGCCCACGACCCCCTCCCCAATGCGGCGGCCAAAATATTCAGGGCACCAGCTCTAGCTCTTGTGCGGCGAACTTTGCGTGATCGTCTTTGGGCATGCCGTCCGGGTCGAACCATCGAACGTAAATCCAGGTGCGGGTGCCGTGGAAGTCTGTGTAGTCCTCAATGGCAGAGATGCGGCCCCGGACAAAGCCGTCTGAGTGTCCGCCGGTCTTATAGCGAACAACGTCGCCGAGCTTGAATGGCATGGTCATGTTCCTGGTGTTGTGTCGGAATCCGACACCGCTCATTTCTGAACGGTGCCGCGAGTCGCTTGGATTGGTGCGACGGCCACGGATGTCATTGCCCGCCGTTGGCTCCCGCTCTCGTGGCTTGCGGGTTCAGTCGTTCAACTGCGCACGCGTCGCGCCGAACCGCGACGGTGTGCGGTCGGCTTCGTGCAGATCGAGTCTGTTGCCGGCACCTTGAAGGCGGCGTAGACCTTCTTCAACTGGTCCGTGAGGTTGGCTTTCTCGTTGCGAGCTGCCGAGATTGACGGGTCCAGCCGGGTCGATGCTTCCCAGGCCCGAAGTGCAAGAGCGATGGCGTCGAGCTTGCCGTCTTCGGGCAGGCACTTGAGCTGCTTGGTGATGCGCGTGAGTTGCCATTGCAGGTCGTTTTCCTGCACGTAGGGCTTGGCGGGGGTGACGCAGGACGGATCGAAGACGAGCCGGTGAGTGGAAAGCAGCGGCTCGATCGTCTCGATGACGCGGACTTCCTTCTGTCCGGACGCGTGAACCCGCTCGACCTGACAGGTCCAGCCTTTAGGGAAGCGGCTGTCTTCGCCGGGTCGGACGGCAAGTCGCTGGATGGCGATTTGCAGCACGGACTGGATGGTGCCGGTGATGTCCACGTTGGACTCCATCAGCACGGATGTCGCGTCATGCTCGCGGAGGATGCCCGCGATGTTTTCCAGTTCGTCCGGACCCATGCCGCCTTTGAGTCCGAGCACGGCTTTGAACCAGAACATGCCCGCGAGCTGGGAGCAAATGGCGAGGCCGGTACGGTCGGTGCCGCGGCCGGCGGGGTCAATGCCGGCGCGGGTGCCAACGTACTCGGTCCAGCCCTGCTGTTCGACGTGGATCGGGTGATAGAGCCGGTCGTCGCCGAGCCCGAGAGACGGGATTTCCGTGTGCGGGATGGCGGTGGAGCCGTTGCTGTTGGCCGTGCCCCACGCGATTCGCAGTGGGGCGATGTCGCGGTGAACGGGATGGATGATCATGTCCCGCAACCGGAGCGGATGCGTGTTGGACTCGGCAAGGTCCGCGATCAGCATGGACTCGCGGGCGAACTCGGTGTAGCCCTTGGACCGACGCATCTCCAGCTCTTCGTAGCCGAAGCGGTGGGGGCAGGTCGGCTCGCCGGGCTTGGCGAGTCCTTGGTCCATCATCGCCTGGAGGATGGGCGCCAGACCAATGACCTTTTCCTTTTCGGTCGGGTAGGCGATGGGGTAGCCCTGGCAGGCGTAACCCTCGCTGATCATGTCGAGGTAGATGGTCTCTTCGTGCTTGGGCGTGCCGATGACGACGATCTCGGTGGGATCGACGGGGCCGCCGTCCTCGAACGCGCGGTTCGGATACAGAACCAGCTCGGCCTCGCCCCAGAGGCGGCGAACTTCGGTGCGGCTCTCGATGGTGCGTGAGTTGCCCTTGGTCTCGATGTCATCGCCGATGATCGTGTGGGCGCGGTTGTTTTCGAGCTGGCCGCCGATGCCGATGGCGAACATGGATTGCTGGCGGTTGGTTTCATCCATCCCGGCCAGCTCGCCCACATCGAAGTAGGTGGCAGCATCACGCTGGCCGACCTGGGGACAGAGATGCTGGAGGAACCAGATGCTTTCCAGCCAGCCGCGAACCAGGTGGAGGGTCTTCTTGGTCGCGCCCTCGGACTTGGAGATGACGATGATCTGCCGCTTCGGATCGCGCAGGTAGCGGAAACAGCACAGCCCCGCAACCTCGTGCGTCTTTCCCTCGCCTCGGAATGCGGGGATGACGCGGCGGCGCGGGCCGTACGCCATGAAGTGAGACAGGTCCAGCTCGAACCACGAGAGGGGAGCGACCTTGTAGAGCCCGCGATCGATCCAGACGGCCCGTAGAAAGAACCCGAAATCGTTGCACAAACGATGGGCAAAGCGGTACGGGTTCTCGAAGTCTTCGCGGTCTTCGTCGGGAATCTGGTAGTCCGCCAGCCGTTCAAGCCACACGCGGGAGGGCTGAATGCCGGGGTCCATTTTTGTCGGTTTCCGACACTAGCCGATCTTCTTCGTGGCCTTGTCGTCAGTCTTGGTGTCCACCGGCGGGAGCGCTCGGCCCTGGAACTTGAAGTTGCCGGCGAGATTCGCCTGGGCGGCCTCCACGAGATTGCCGGCGGTGGAGCCCTTGATCGGCACGGCACTGATTCCGAGCTGCGCCAGACGCTTCAGGACCGTGGTCATTTCCGCCGCGGTGAGTTGCCGGCGAACGACTTCGCCGTTCTCCAGGATCGCCTCCTTGCCGTTCTCCAACCAGTCCAGGAGAATCTTGTCGGTGGCTTCGGCCATCCTGGCCTTGATGTCGCTGCTCATTGTTTTGGTCTCGATGTCACGAAGGAGTCAAGGAAGTTTTGCACTCCCACAACCCTTCCAAATGGGAGAAGGTTCATGAACGACTGCGCTTCGGCTCTGGTGAGGCGATGGTCTTTGCCTCCCGCCGCAGAACGCAAGAGCTTCACGCCCGCGCTCGCGGTCTTGATTGCCGAGTTGCCGAGTTGGACGCTGGGATTCTGGAGAATGCCGGTGGTGTCCAGGCCGGAATACCGGCCGAACTTGAAGAGCGGATCGAACCCGCCGATGGACAGGCCGTTGTCGATCACGCCGGGCAGAACCGAAGCCCAGCCTGAGCGTGCCCAGCCCACGGCGGCGATGCTGCCGGGCGTGAGCCGGTCCTTGCGGAACTTCTCGGCATCCTGGCGGCCCAGCGACTGCACGTAGGTCTGGCCGACGAACGCAAGCGAGCCCGCAATCCACGATGCAAGTGCGCCTCGTGCCGCTTCTTCATCGTGCATCTGTAGACGGTGGAGCGTGTTCTTGGACCACCCGTTTGCCACGAATGACCGGAACTGGCTGATGGTCTTGCCCAGCTCATCTGTCATGAACCGGTTGGTGGACCCGATGTCGTTGGTCTGCACTAGACGGTTTGCGTACTTGTCCACGGCGACAATGAAGTCGGCCTTGGCTTGCGGGTCGGTCCACTTGTCGAAGTTGATCCGCTTGACCTTCTTGCCAAAAGCCCCCTGGACCGTGTCTACGACGTTCGGATTGTTGATCTGGTCAAAGACTCGCTGAGCCTTCTCGGGCGTCAAGCCAAGCTCGTAGAGCCGCTTGAGGCTGACCTTGCGACCCGCCGCCATGTTGGCGAGCCGCTGCACCGCGGCGACGGCCGCCCACTTCCGAGAGAGGCTGTCAATGGCCGTGAATCCCGACGCGATCGAGGCACGGCGGTTGAGCTGGTGAAGACCTCGCTCCAGCTTGGATCGAGCAACTTCAAAGTCCGTTCCGTAATCGTCCAGATGTCCGGCGAACTGCTCAATGTGATGGTCGGTGCCGGACGCCCAAATGGCTTCGCACTCGGCCAAGAATTCGTTGGTCAGCTTGCCGTTCTTGGCACGCGAGAAGACGTCTGCCAACACCGGCATCTGTTGCGTCAAGACTTGCATACCTGGCTCGGCCATGGCGCCGGCTAGCTCGGGAACCTGAGAGATTCCAAAGCCGCCCGAAGACCGGACGTAGTTGTACGCCCGAATGATTCGCAGAATCTTTGCGGCGTCCGAATCACCCTTGATCCCACCAAGCACGGTGCCGGTCGGCATCCCGCGAACATGGCCGCGCACAATGTCAAGCGTGCTCAGCTCTTTGGTCATCTGGCTCTTGGTCATCCCCATCGAGAACATTTCCTTCTCGATGAAGCCACGCAGGTCTTCATAGGACCGGAGTTTCTTTCCAGTGGCAGCACTTATGCCGCGAAGCATCTCTTGCTCAGCTGAAGCACCCAGCATCTGACGGGTGTAAAGCGAAACGAGCTTGGGAAAGTTGTTTTCCAGCATGTCCTGGAGCTGGACATACGAACCGTCCGGGGCTGGCTTGGAGAAATTCTCGTCAAGCACTGCGCGATCACGGAGCCGGTTGGTGGAGACACCGGCGTGATCTGCCGGAACCGCTTGTTCCAGAATCCGGTCGATCTCCTGGGGCGTGATGTTCTTGACCTCATTGGTCAGGATGTCGCGCAGGGCTTCCGGTCCCATGTTGTGAAGCCTGGCGTTGTCCAGGTCAAGACGCTCGCCATACCGCATGATCTTGCCGAGCATGCCCTTGGCGATGTCGTCGGAAACCGACACGCTCATGTTCGGGTACATAGACCGGACCGAATCAGAGAGAAGGCTGTTGACGAACTCCTCGCCGTACTTGCTCTGGAGCTTTGTGATGGCCGCCCGGCTCCAGATTCGCGTCATGTAGTTCGCGTTGCTCTTCAGTCCGAGAGCGTCTTCCAGTCCGTGCGACTGGGCCATTTGCAGAACGTAGTCGCTGTGCTTGCGGCCCAGGTCGGCGGCTTCTTTGACGGCCCCGGTGGCGAGCTTGTAGGCGTCGTCACTGCGAATGGCACGGGTCACGGACTCGTCAAACTGACGCTTGAGCGATCCAGCTTTGAGCCACGTTCCGCCGTTGGCCTCATAGAAGCGGTCGGACAAGTTGTTATAGGTGATGGCGAGATTGCCGATCTGGCGACGGTACTCGCGGCGAATCCATTCCGTTGCCGAATCCGTTGCGGGAACGAACTGACCCTTGGTCGCTCCGCTAGCCTCTTTTGCCAAGAGGGCGTCCTGGGCGGAATAGCGCAGAGCCATTCGCATCGTAGGGTTTTCGGAGTTGCCGAGCAACGACGCGATGTCGAGTCGGGCATTGGCAAGGTCGGCACGCGCGGAAGAAACGTGCTTGGGCTGGAACCCGAACTCGTCTTTGGGCGGGATCGGTGGTGTTGCCGCGCCGTCTGCCGCGGCCTTTGCCGGACCCCCCGGCACTTCATTGGCGTCGGCTCCCGTGCCTGCAAGCTCCGTCTTTGGAACTTCCAGGGCGGACGGCGCGACCATGATGTCCTGCAACTGCTCGGGGGGGACATACCGCTGAATCATCGTGTCTGGGTCCAGGGACCGCAAGCTTTCAATGGCGTCGGCGTGCAACTCTGGATCAAGGTTCGACCCCTGAATCAGCATGTCCACGGTCGATTGCTTTGACTCCGGCGACAGACCGTCCTTAAAACGGACCCGGCCTTCCTCGGTGAGTAGTTGGTCACGCAGCTTGGCGCGAACTTCCGGTGACCAGAACTCGCCGGGGCTGGAGGCACCCATCGACCAGTTCGCGCCAACCATGTCATGCACAATCGCGTCATCCTGAATGGCCTGGGCCGCTTTGTGGAACTTGAGGGCGCTCCCGATCGCAGATAGTCCGGCGCCGAGCACGAAGCTTCCCGCGACAGCTCGCATGGCATCGCCGGTGTCCCGTTGCGGATCCTGGCTCATCATGTAAGCCTCAAACGGAACGGTGCTGCCGGCCGCAATGAGCCCGTGCTTAGCCATGCGTGCGGCGAGCACGCCCTTTGACGCCCACGCGCCGCCGCCCGTGACGGCTCCCAGTGCGATCATGGCCGGATCGGTCATCTCTGCGACAAAGCCCAGAGCGGCACCTCTCCAACCGCCGTTGGCAAGTTCTATCGTCGCACGTTGACGCTCTTGCATCTGGCCGTGGATGACCTGGGCCTCGTCATCGCTGGATGCGTGCGCGAGCGCCGGCCAGAAGGACGGATCAAGCCCGAATGTGTACCGCTTGATGCTTTCTGCGTCCGCGAACGCGCCCTTGAAGTTGGGATCGGGAGCGACCGAGAGGCGGTCAAGCTGATTGAGCGCAAACGATACAGACCACTTTGCCTTGTACGCGTCAATGGCAAGATCACCAGTGGACGCGCGTGAAATCTTGGGTGCTTGTTCTGTTGGAATCGACGCCGGCACGAATCCAGTGAGCCGACTGGCTGGTTCGGGCTTGCCAGCTCCGCCAATCAACTCAGTGATGCTGGGCTGGGTTGTTGCGGCAACGCTCATTGTTTACTTCTTCTTCCTCTGTGCGGCAATGCGGTGCATGACGCGCTGCAGGTCGGGAGACGCATCCTCTGGAACCTTGATGGCTTCCAGAATGGTCCGGTCGATGGCGGCGCGATCATTGGCTGTGGTGTTGTCGGGCTTGAAGATTCGATCGGTAATCGACCCGATGGTTTCGGCGATCGGACCACGCCACAAGCTTCCGCCCATCATTCCCATTTCTCTGCCGATGTTGTTTCGGACCCGTTCCCGAGCACCTTGCTCAATGGAGCCGACAAGCTTGTCCGAATTGTGAATCCTGCTGGAGAAATCGCTGAGCGTTTGAGCATCTGCCAGTGTGAACACAGGGGCATTCTTCGGGAACGCGCCGCCCACCGTCTGCACCGTCACGAGCCCAGACAGCGGGTCGATGTAGAGTGAGATGTCGGAATCCGACAGTCCGCTGGCCTTCCCGTTGGAAGCCAAGAACTCGTCCTTAATGGCCTTGCCAATCTCTTCCATGTTCGGTGGCACTTTGCGACCACGGACAAAGACGGCCTGCCCGTCAATGATTTTGATGTCTTCGAGAGCATCCTTACCGGCTCGCGTTACCGCCGTGGCTTCGTCCACTCCGGAAAGAGCCCGGTACATGCCGGCCTTGTCTGAAATGAGCTGCTGAACCGTGTCAAGGTTCTTGGCCTTACTGAACGCTGATAGGGCCTCAGAGGCAGCGTCCTTAACGGTTTGATCAGTGGTCAGCGAGATCGGCGTGAATCTCTGGAGTCCGTGTGTCCCAGCCGACTTTACGACGGTGGCGATCGCTTCCGCATTGCCAATTCCAAGGCCATCCGTCCCGCCGCGGCCGTGCATCTTTACGGCATCTACGAGGCGCAAAAGATTGCGGCTGTCGTCATCGGTCAGGTGGTCGTTGATGACGCCATAGGCCTTTACGGATTGGAGTCGGTCATACAGGTCAACCGCTTGCAGCGCAGCGGGTGAGACATTGGCGCTGGACGCGTCAGCTCGAAGAGCCTGTGTGGCGATTCCATTCAGCGATGCAGCCCACGGTTGATAAACAGCCCCGCCGCCCTGCTTGGTCAGATAGTCCACCTTGCGGGACAGGTTCTCTTCCGGATTTGTCACAGCACTGTCGATTTCCGCAAAGCGGTCATTCAAGACGGCTTCAACTACCTTTTGCCGGGGAAGTGTTTCAACTTTTCCGCTTGGCAGGGTGACAGTCAAATCCTCCTTGGGAAGGGAGCCGGCGCCTCCCGTGTGGTCTCCGGCTTCCATCCACGCCGAAGCAAAGTTGTGGACTTTGGCGTTCCATGCGTTCAGCGTTGATTTGTCCAGGGCTTTCTTGGCCTCTAAGTCTCGAGCCCGCTGTTCCTCGTCAAACCGGGTCCGCATCGCAAGAAGGTCACTGCCGTCAATGAGCCCCTTCTTGTGGGCGTTGATGGCATCCACATAAACGGATTCGGCCGGCTCGCCAGTGCCGAGCCTAGACTTAAACGTGTCCATGACCGCGGCTTGATCGCGGTTCCTCTTCTCGACGGCCCTTGCTTCCAATCGCGTCCGCGCCGCTTGCACATCGGGCGCGAAGATGTCACCGCCGTACTTGGCGGCCCGGTCAAGGGCTTCGGAGCTGCCGAGATCGACCGCGTTCTTGATCGCGCTGCTCGCAACCAAGGCATGAGCCTGCTCGGGACTGAGCTTCTTGTTGTTGCTCTGGAGGGCTAGCGCCGACCGGGCGAGCGCGTCCGGGGTGGTGTCCGTCGCGACACCGTTGAGGATCAGGTCTTGATTTTGACCCGTCGCCAGATTGATCGCGGCCTCGCGGCGGCGGGCCAACGCCTCCATGATCTGAGGCTTGGCATGGGACGCGAAAGCGTCGGCATAGTCCTGGCTGAGTCCTTCGGTTCGGCTGGCGACGTACTGATCGGCAAACTGCTCGTCGGTCAGGGCTTGTCCGTCCGGACCAACGCCGGGCTTCAAGTCGCCGGCCAGAATCTGCCGTTCCAGCTCCGGCGTTGCCGACCGAGCTTCGAGGGAGCCCTGTCCGCGATCAGCTGCGGCGATTTCGCGCTCGCGCTTGGCAAGGGCTTCGGCGGCAAGGTGCTCGCGCTTAGCGGCTTCCTCTTCGATCTTGTACGCCTGCCGATTGAACCGAGAAGCGTCTTGTCCTGCGACCTGACCGGCGGCCTCAACCGTTTGGCTGCCAGCACCCAGCACTTGCGTGAGCTGTTCGATCATCCGCTGGCTTCGCGTGGGCTCCACCGGAAGCGGCACAAGTCCCGGCGCGTTCAACTCCTGGTTGATCCCCAGCGTCGTCAGTCCGTTCGACCGGGAGCGCCGGAGCTTGCTGACCGCCGGCAAGCCGCCTTCGAGTGGGAACTGGCTCATTTGATGACGTTTCCTGCGTTTGCCGCCGCGAGTCGGGCCTGTGCTTCAGCACGGTCGGAAATCTGGTTGATGCCCGAGTCGATCCCAAGCCCGAGCTGAGCACCGCCGAAAAGGCCGGTGAAAGCGGACAGAAACGGGCTGGATTCCTTGCTCTGAATCGACGCCAGTTCGGCGTCGCGCCGCGATTGAACCAATGCCGTGCTGTTCTGGCGGTTGGTCTCGATGATGCCCAGGTTGGTGTTGGCGTCGCCAGTGATGGCGGCCAGGAGCGAGTCGATGTCGCTGGAACCGATCTCGAACCCGGAGCCGGATGCGATGGTCAACGCACGGGCTCGAGTGGCACGGGCTTGACGCAGTGACTTCTCGCGGTCAAGACCGGCTTGGTCGGCGAGCTGCTTGGTCTGGACGATCGCCGCCTGTTTCGTAGAGGCTTCGGCCTTCTTTGCGGCGTGGTTCTGCTGTTCGGCCTGGACGTAGCTGGTAGCGGCACCGGCGCCGGCGAGCAAAAGCGGCAAGGCGATTTCTTCGACTCCCACTAGTTGTCTCCCGTGTCAATCAGGGGCGAGCGTTCGACGTGCCACTGCACCCACACGATGGATGCCGGGCGAGTGGCGTTTGCGTTCGACGTGTTCACGATCGACCACACCGACTTGCCGGACTCGCCGCCGAGCATGGCAAGCATTTCCGAACTGGTCGGAACGATCCCGGCGTTGAACTCTCGCGTCCTAGTCGTACAACCCGGATGCGTGACCTGTACGGAGTAGTTGCAGGTGTCCTGGTGTGCGAGGGTCAATCCGCACACGATCGTTCTGGAGGCAATGTCGGGCCTGTTGCGGCCATTCCGCACGAGCGGGCGCGGCAGCTCTAGTGACCACGGGAAGAAGCGACCCAGCACAACGGGGCCGGCTGAGTAGTCGCCCGTGACGCGGACGTAGGTGGTTCCGTATTCGGAGATGGCAACCACGCTGCCCGCGTTCGCGCCGAACGCGTTGCCGAGCACGATGTAGTTGAGCGTGGAGCCTAAACCGTTGAGCTGACTACCACCGGGCGGAACCGTGGTCGGCGTCGAGGGGAGCGTAAACGTCGTCTTCCCCGCGGCGAACACGCCGGTCAGGGTGAGCTGTCGATCCATCAGGATCGGGCACGGGAAGCCGGTCGGTGCCTCGGCCTCGGCGAGCGAAAGCGTCTCGATGATGTAGTCGCCGGTGTGCCAGCGCAGCGAGCCCGCAACCGTAAGGGTGGTGGGTGTCGTCAGGCCCACGTCGTCATAGATCGCCACCACGTTCGCACTCGTGACCTTAACGTACTTGGTCCCGTCCACATTCGGCGTCGTGGTGGACTGGCTGAAGACGATCGGGTTTCCGTCCACATAGCCGTGCGAAGTGATCGTCAGGCTCAACGCGCCGGCTCCGGGCGTATAGACGGCCGTGTTCTCAATGATGAACCAGAGGCGGTCGTCGTCGTTGGCGATGGCGACGAAGCGGTAGCCGGCGTCAAAGGCGAGTGTCGTCCAGGCCGATTGCACCTTCTCGGTGCCGTCGTAGTGAAAGCGGTAGACGTAGACGGTCGTTCCCGTGGATGGGATCATGATGACCGACTGGAACGCCGGCACCGAAGCGATGCCGCGAATCGTGGACGGGATGAGTGTCGGAACATGCCCCGACACGAGCAGGGCTTCGGACGCCGCGCGAATGTCGTTGTACCCGTACTCATAGAGCTGGCCGTGCTGGGAAGTGTCGGAAACCGACAGAAAGAAGAGCTGGGTGCTACTGGCCTGGGGCCGCAAGAGCCCGGTCGGGTAGGTGGTGCTGCGGTTGAGCTGGGCCGAAGTCGGCGTCAGGCCCGCGTTTCCGCTCGCCGACACTTCAAACTGGGCCGAGTCGTGGAACAACACGAGGATGTCGTTCCAACTGATCATGTGCCGGTTCACGCCGCGGTACCGGCCCGGCACGGTCTTGGCGATCGGGTCTGAGTCAACGATCTGGGCGGGATTGGCGTTGAAGAAATCGAAGCTGTCGCCGATCTTGGAGCCCGCGAGGTAAGGGCCACCGCACAGGAACAGCCGCTCGTCATGCGTGACCGCATCCGTGATGGTCTGTGTGTCGCGGAACAGGTCGGGGCCCTTGTTGTTGCTGGAGTCGCCGGCGGTGCGGGGCGTCCAGGTGGTTACATCAACATCGAAGGTGTTGGCTGCGCTCCGGTTGATCTTGACCGGCATTGTGGTTTGGTCCGGCACGCCGCTCGACTGACTCGGAGCTGCCGTGCGCGTCCAGCGTGAGGCCGGCGTGTTGGTGTCGCTCGCGTTGGGAGCAACGCCGCCGGAGCCGCCGAAGAACTGGTAGCCCGCCGCGTTGTAGAAGGGGTCGGTGCTGGCGACGGACAGGTCGCCGTTCGTTGCCAGCACGGAGGATGTCGGAGTGGTGGGGAGGTAGACGGCCGCGTTGTCGCCGACGTACGGCCCGGTGATCTGGAACGCGCCGCCCTGGGCCTGGGGAATCCAAGCACACGCCGCGTTGTCCGCACCGGCTGCCTGCATCGCCTTGGTGATCTCGGCCGCAACATCGTGCATGGACGCGAGTGTGACCTTGGTGAAGTCCACCACGACTTCAATCTCGCGGCCGATCCGGCAGATATTGGTCTCGGAGTAGATGGCGTCCGTGACGTTGCAGTCTGCGGTGCCGCCGGCCGCGTTCGCCTCAGGGAGCGTCAGGACGTTGGCCGTTGCCACGCTGATGCGCCGCCACCCGACAAGTCCGGCGCCGGCTGTTCCGACCGCCGATACATAAACCATGTCGCCGTTGCGGAAGTTGGCGAAATAGGCCGCGAATGCTCCGACCTTCGTCAGAGTCTTGGCGGTGTTGTCCCACACTGCGCCCGTGAAGCCCGCGAGCGGAACCCGGCGGAATGCGATCCGGAAGCCCGCGTTGTTTCCGAAGTTGGTGTCGTCCCAGTACCCGTTCGGGATCGACCACGGGTTCGTGATGATCTGGAAGTTGATGATCGAGGGCTTGTAGGTGCCGGGCGTGTACTTGTAGAAGCCCTTGTCCGCCGAGCCGTCGTCTTCGTCGGTCTGGAGGTAATTGTTGGCGGTGGTGGTGTAGGCGATCAAGTCCCGGTAGGTGGGACGGTGCCGCTCCAGGACGTATGCCGCCGTCGTGGTGAGCGTTGCCGTGACCTTGGTGTTGACGGCCAGCGCGTAGGACGGTTGCGGACAGAACCGCAATTCCAACGAGCCGGCGTTGGATGTGCCAAGGTACGTCGTGGCCGCGCCGGAGATCGTGACGGCGCATTCGTTCCCGCCAGCTCGAAAGATGCGAAGCACCGGGGCTGCGTTGCCTGTGCCCCGCACCACGATGTACTTCTCGTCGGCGCTCCATCGCCAGATGTCCAT